CAAAAGCTGGACGGTGCAAATCTCCGAGCTGGTATTGACGCTAACGGAGAATTCTATACTTCACGAGAACAAAAAGGCGGAAAGCGCTTCTACAAGACGTCGGAGTTTCCAGATTCGTCAGCTTTCGATGGATTCAAGACTGCCACGGCGGTTCTCATTAAAGTACAAGAACAAATCAAGGAAGTTCTAAAACCAGGTGAACTTGTCAACCTGGAAATTCTGTTTGGCGCCCAACCAAACACGGTTTTTTATGGAAAGGATGGTTTCAACTACATCGCTTTCCTAGAGATGCTTCCTGGTGATGATCCGACAATCAAACCGGATCAATCAAAAATTCAACAATTGTATCGTAAGCTGAAGACAACTAAGGTTACGGTCGAAACTGAAATCACGGATACATGGGATGGTATCAATCTCATTAAAAGTCCTACGTCAACTGACTGGCGCTTTACGAAGTCTGACGAAGTCAACGAAGAAGAACTTAAACGAATCAAAATCAAGCCGGACCTTAAAGAGCTACAGCAATTTCTAGAAGAGCCCAATGAGCTAGCTTCAAAGGGTGGTGAAGATATCAGCAACTATGATGTGTTGAAGACACGCACTCGTAACTTATCTGATGAACGTAAGCGCCTCGAGAAAGAGATCAATGAAAAATACAAGCTACCTATCAAGCAAAAGCTGATGGCTCTTGTACAAGATCAACGCCCAAAGCTCGCCGGCCCTAACGCAGATGGTTACAAGGGAATTGAAGGTATTATCTTCACCGATCCAGAGACCTACGAGCAATTCAAGGTGGTTGATCGTGACGTGTTTACCACGATCAACAAGTTCAACTATAAGGTTCGCAACAACATCATTGGGAAAATCAATACTTCCGATCCAATGGCTCCTATCGCCTCAAGAGGTGGATTACTTGGTGAAGCAAAGATTCGCATTGCTCGGCTGTTCGGTATCGAAGGGTTGGAAATTCCACACCAGGCTAAGAAGGTACTAGCTAATTTTCGTGGTGATAGCTCGAAAGCCACACTGGATAACCTGGCTGATAACCTGAAGCAGCTGAACTTTCAAGCTGTAAAGAAGAAGGTCATTGCAATTTTAGTTGCGACTTCTAGTGAGCTTGAAGATCTGCTAGATGAATTCAAAGAAAATGCGAATGATTACTCGCTCGAGCTAAAGAACGGCAAGACAGTCAAATACTCGAAAGAAATCAAGCGTCGCACGCTGTTAAGCTTTGCAGAAGCACGTAAGAACCTGATCACGCAAGCGCAACAGGTCAAAGCAGTAACCGACATTAAACAGCTCGCTGCCCTTTGCTTTGGCAACGAACTAAACAAACTCCATGACGATGACATGGAAGAGGAAAGCGACGAATGAACTTTTTGGCAACACTAGAAGAATCAATCCATTTGATTCGTCTCAACCACATGTCAGACCGTGAAGTGAAGAACGCGTTCTTCTCAAACTACATGGCTGCGCTGATCATGCTACGTCTTCAGGACCTCAAAGGTCTGATGATGATTAATGACAGGGCGCACGCGAAGCTGACCACCTTCACTCCTGAAATGAGTGAACTAAACTTTTGGGGCATGGCGCTGTTTTACCCAGAGCATAAGGATGTTCGTGCTCGTATTTCAGCAGCGGCCGTCAAGGTACTGTCTCATGAAAGCGGTATGATTACACATTCACGCATTCAAAAGATCATGCTAGTACCTCTCACGAACCCAGAGGTCGTAGACTGGGCTGAGGTCGTAGATTCGCTGCATCTAATGAAAGAACGATATGAGCTATCGTCACCTGTGTTTGATAGGCTGCTTTACGCTATTTCTCGATGGGATAACCTAGGTGATAGTAAAAAGAAGAAAGCGGTTAATGATGCGTTTACCTACCTTATGCAAGCTGATCCAAAATCTGAATTGATGGATCGCTTCCGTGACCTTAGCAGCAGCACGATTCTCAAGGGTATTGGCCATGTTGCAATGAAGATTGTCAATCATCATCGGCTGAAAGAAGATGGTGATGGAGGCGGAGATGCCGGTGCTACAGTAGCTCAGGGTGGCGGTACTTCGGCTGCTAACATTGGATCGAATCAAAGCACTATCGGCTCAGGAAACATGATCACTCGTCCAGAGTGTGATAAAGATACGAACTTTGGTCAGCTTGATAAATTCAAGAAGCCAAAGAAGAAAGACTTCAAAACGAAGGGCGGTAAAATCGTCAAGTCGAAAGCAAAGAATTTCAAGCTTCGCCGCTTCAAGGACCCAAAAATTTCAAAAGAACTCGGAGATTATTCTCATGTCAAAATCATTTAAGGCACTCGCGGCTGAATTCGGCTTGGTGAAGGAAGATGCAAATTCACCAAATGTTAACACCCCAGACAATGACGTGTCAGGCCAGCTTGACAAAGCCATGAAGATGGATGAGGTTGAAACTGTAACTTTTGGTCTTGAAACCGATGACGGTAAAATCGTCAAGGTTTATGTTCAAGCTGACGAAGCCGATGACTTCGAAAAAGCTCTGAGCAAAAAGCTTGGAACCGAAGATAGTATCGAAGCGGCGCTGAATGAGCTGTCAAAGAACTATGAAATCGTTGACGTCGAATGGCCGGAAGATGATGACGAAGATGAAGATGATGACACCGATCAGGAAAATGATGACAAGCCAGAAACTGACGGCTCAGAATCTTTGAACGCGGCGGTTTATGGAAAGAGTAAAGGTAAGGGTGACACCACGCACCAGGCAAAGCTTGAAGGCCTGTCATTTGGTGAACGCTTTACGCTCGGTTTGCTAGAAGAGCAAGACGAAGAAAACGAGAAGAAAGAATTCCATGACGATCCAAACGCTCCGATCGCAGATCGCCTTCGTGACGCCAATGAACAATTGGTTTACCATGCGATTCTCGAGCTCGGAGTTCCAGAACATGCGCTGAACAAAAATCCGTACCGCCATGCAATCGTCGCAGGAATCCGTAAGAAGGCAGCTGAAATTGGTCGTTCACACCACCTGCGCACTAGCGTTCGTACGTTTGTGAAGCAATCGGTTGATGAAAGCATTGCAGCTGGTGATCACATTCAGCTAAATGAGGAAAGCCCAGCTGATCTGTTCTTTGAAACGATCACCAAGTTGATCAATTTCTTGGATGGTTCTACAAATCAACGTTATGCTGGCACGCTTTTGGAAAGCTCGCAGTTCAAGGCCCTGCTTAACCGCGCCAAGCCAGAGCTACCAACGATTCTGACGTCTGACATTCGATTCAAGCTAACTAACCTAAACAAGGCGCTTGGTTCAACTGAAGTTCAGGAATCAATGAATCAAAAGCAGTTTGATGATTTCTTAGGTAGCCTATTGGCTTTCGTTGATCCAACAGATAACAAAGAATTGTGGAAGAACTTGGAAAAGTCCTCACCGTATCGCAATTATCTGCAGTCGATTGAAACGCAGCTTGGATCAAAAACGAATGGCGTCATCTCACAGCGTCTTAATGACCTGAAGAACACCATGGATCGCGTATACAAGTCAAAGCAGCAGCAACAGAATACGCAAGCGTCTTCACCGACAGCTACATCGACAACTGGGCCGACCCCAACAACCGAAGCCATTGCTGAAGAAGTTGCTCCGATTCAAAATGCTAATGCTAAGTGGGACATCTCGAAGGATGACGATGGCAACACGGTACTGACTTTTGGTACTCTCAAGGCTACGCTAAATGATGAAGCTATTGAAAAACTAAATAAGGCTATCAAGAATCGCACCGTCCTCACCGTGAAGGATCTGAACGAGAAAGACAAGTTCATCTTCTCACCTCGCGGCAAATCGGTGCTAGTAAAGAAGGTTGGCTACGGCAATCTTCAAGGCCTAATGAAAGAAGCAGATGTAGAACAGCTGCTTGGTTTAACTGACGAAGCTTAAGTGTTTAACTATACCGACTATGACACGGTAACGCTCGAAGGGAAGCGCTTCTACGCGCTCGGTGGTGATAAGTACTATCCGTCTATCACCACCGTCCTCGGCAATACCCAAGATGAAGCGACCACGTCTGTGCTCAACGCTTGGCGAGCACGCGTGGGTAACGCAGCAGCTCAGAAGAAATCTGAAGATGCTGCCCAACGTGGCACCAATACTCACCTGATGCTGGAACGATTCCTTAAGGGAGAAGATCCAAAGCTTCATGAGTTTCCTGATGCGCACGTCAAAATCTTTAACAGTCTACGCCTAGAGCTCAAGAAAATAAATAAGGTCTATGGACAAGAAGTTGTGTTGTTCTCTGATGATTTTCGTATTGCCGGCCGTTGTGACCTGGTAGCGGAATATCAAGGAGAGCTATCGATCGTCGATTACAAAACATCCTCACGAGTCAAATCAAAGGATGAAATTGGTGATTATTGGCTTCAAACGGCGTTTTATGCGTTGGCACACAATGAAATGTTTGGAACCGACATTAAGAAGCTCGTAATTCTGATGGGCGTCGAGAATCACCTTCCTCTAGTCTTTAAGAAGACGGTTGAGGAAGCTCTCGTTCTTGGCCTAGCATTGCGAACTGAAGAGTTCTACAACAAGCTGTAAGGACAGACATGAAACTAAGAGACCTGCTTGAGGCATCGAAGAGTGACGGTAAGTCATTCAAGAAAGGCGTCAGCGAACTAAAATTCAAAGAGCTGCTCAAAGAGAAAGCAACCAATTCACACGAGCAGGCTAAGAAGTTTCCAATCTTTATCGGCGCTAGTTGGGGCAGTGACTTTCTGTTGCTACACCCTGAAGTAAAGCGTGACAAGGCTGAAAGCTGGTTAGATCACCTGATTGCGAAGGCAAAGAGCTGGGCTGCGTTCCCAGATCGTGAGTTCAGCATCAAGGCGACGTGCAGCTTTAAGCATGCGAAAGAACAAGCAGAAAAGATCCGTGATGGTGAGGTTTATGTTCTGCTGCCTTATGACCACACGAAGATCGGCGTAGCGCCTCATTCCGAGTTTGATGAAAGCTTTGGAAAGACTGCTAACAGCATGCGGCTTGATGATCTTTCTGATAAATCTCTCCGTGAATGGGCTGAACGAATCATCTCAGCGTTGATCGCTATGAAGATCAACATCAAGGGTGATTTTGCTGATTCACATGAAGGGTTCTTCAAACTACTAAATAAGATAGACACAGCGATCGGTGCAAACAAGATTAAGTTGCAAGCCGACCTAAAGAAAACAGAAGAGATTGATGACGAAGCGAAGCATGCGTTGAATGACCTGCTTACTCACTATCATGGCTCGGTTGAAGGCTATCTTACACGGAAGCTTGACCCAGATAGCAATGATTTTGTGCTGACGACTTCCACATCGTTCTCGCCTAAGCACTCATCAGAAGTCTGGATCTCTGGAACCTGCTTGGCAATCAAACGCGAAAAATACATTGAGCTTTACGAAAGAGGCGACATCAAGTGAAACTACTCATCATCACAGCTGAACCAGAAAACTTTGTACCGGTTGAGCTGAAGAAGCAAGCAGAAGCCCAAGGCAATACGGCAGAAATCGTGAACATCGACAAGACGTTCATGGTTGAAGGATATACCGACAAGGGCGAGAAATCAACTAAGGTTTTTGTCGTCGACAAAGAAATGAAGGCTGCCGAAGTTACCGGTGACGTCTGCATTCCACGACTGAATGAATATTGCCTTGAATATAAAATTGGTCTGCTACATCGTCTATGCGATCAAGGCGTTCAGATGCTGAACTCGCCAGACTCAATGATGCTTTGCAATGACAAGCTTCGTTCACAAGTGGTGCTCAATAGCGCTAACATTAAGACGCCGTACAGCCTGATGCTGACAGACGGTGAATTCTTGGACGTTACGTTGGAACAAGCTGAGAAAGATGGTAAGCTCAAGTTCCCAATGATTATCAAGACTCTGCGCGGTACTCATGGTATTGGTGTTATGAAGGTTGATAGCAAGTCTTCGTTGACTTCAGTTGCTCAAACGCTGCTGAAGGAAAACATGCACTTTATGCTCCAAGAATTCATTGAGCACAAGCAGTCAGCTCGTATTATCATGATCGGTGATCAATTGCTCGCAGCTAATATGCGTGGTCAGCCAGAAGGTAAGGATGAGTTCCGTACCAATTCGCACCTTGGATCAGAAACAACTAAGTATGATCCATCCGAAGAAGAACTTGCGCTTGGTGCTCGTATTGTTGAGCTGTTCGGTTCACGTTTCTGCGCTATCGACTACATCATTCTTGAAAAAGACGGTCAAAAAGAATACATCATTCTGGAAGTCAATGGTTCTCCAGGCTTGGAAGCGATGCAAAAGAACTGGCCGGATAAGTGCTTGCCTGGAGCAGTGACTGAATTTGCGGCTAAGCTGAAGAATGAAGCGTGTCTGCCGTTAGCTCCAGCTGAAAATCCAGAGACTGACGTTCAAAACGTCACAGCTGTTGCCCCAGTGCTGCCTATCGTTCCGCCAGCACCTGAAGCTGCTGAGCCGCAAGCTGAAATTCCAACCGACATTCCAGTTGATCCGCTATCCGATGTTGAAGAGATTGTTCTTCACCGCATCAACAACAATCTTCCGTTTGCTGCGAAGGTTGATACTGGCGCAACGCTGTCGTCACTGCATGCCTCAGCTGTTTCAATGGATGATAACTGGGTCAAGTTTACTCACGGTGATGTTAGCTACAAGGTTCCGCTGTCGCGCACCATTCTGATCAAGAATGCTCACACTAGCGACACTGATCGTGAAAAGTATACGACTCGTCGTCCTATCATTAAGCTAGATGTGACAGTTCGTGGTCAACGTTACAATGGAATAGAATTTACATTGAATGACCGCACTAACATGAAATATGATGTGCTGATCGGCCGCAACTTGTTGGGTGAGATTGGTCTGCCAATTATTGTAACGGCTAAAAAGCCGCCGCAAGGAAGTGGCCCAGCGGTTGAAGAAGAATAAGCAATAAATAGTCACATCAAACATAACCATCCAAGAGCTTAACCAATGAGTACATCGCAAAAAGTCAAGTCGCCGTTTCTAGTATTCCAGGACTTTCTCGCTGATGATGACTGTGATAGAATTGCTGCTGACGTGAGAGTGATTCCGACCAAAGACCAGGACGGAATCCCTCAACCTATGCTGCGATACCATGAAGCCGCCGAGAAAGAGATTTTCCCTAAGTTCCAAAAATTGATTCCTCAGATTGAGAAGCACTATGATCTGAAGTACAAAGGAACTGAGCACTTGGTGTTTCAACAATTCCCAGTCACCAACAAACCAGCTGAAGAGCCACATTGCGAAAGCGCGGTGTTCAAGCGCAAGAAGTGGATTAAAGTTCGCGATCGCGATCTTACTGGAATCTTGTGGCTAAAGAACTTTCAAGATCAGCCACCGTTCAATCTCGAGAAAGAGGTTCTTGGTGGTAAGCTAGAGTTTCCAGTTTATCAATTTGGATTCCAGCCGCAAAAAGGCACGCTGGTCGTTTATCCAGCAGGTGAACGATTCATTTCCCTAACGACGCCGATTCTAGTAGGTGAGCTTCAATGTATTCGTTTCCACATTGCAGCAGACGGAATCTGGATTTATCAGCCCGGCAACTTCCCGGGTGATTATCGTACTTGGTTTACTCAAATTGTCTAAAACAAAGTCAGGCGTGACAAGACGCAAATTCATGACCGCCATAGCAGCAGCTATCGGCGGAGTGGTTGTAACGGCATGCGGTGGAGGCGGTGGTAATCCGGCCTCGACTGGCGCAACTGTTCCGGCAAGTGGAGCATCACCAGCTTCGCCGGCCTCTTCATCGGTTGCTCCATCATCTCCGGTTAGTCCTGGATCACCAGCTGGCGCTTCAGCTGCTGTTCCGGCTTCAGCTGCATCAACCGTGGCAACTACTCCTGATCAACCTACAACACCTGATCAGCCATCTACGCCAACAACTCCAGTACGCCAACTTCCATCAAAGTTATTTTACGGCGTCAACGGCCACTACGACTACAACATGTATTCGTCAAGCCAAGTCGTCTCTATGTTGAGCGCGCTTGGAGTTACAACCTATCGTCTAGCGTATGAAGACAATCAGGCGTCGTTGGATGTAATGGTGAACATGGCCCAGGCTTTTGCCCAAGCCAAGATGAACCTCATCGCATGTATCGATCTGGGAATCTGCACTGGATCAACTCCAGATTTCGCTAACGAGACAGCTGCATACAATCAAGGATTCGCTACGGGTAAAACCGTTGCAAATGCATTGTCACCGTTCGGTGTCACGATTTATGAATGCGGGAATGAATTGACTCGCGCTCCGATCATCATTCAGAACACGGCTTACATGGGGACGGCGGCTTCAGACTTCAAGAATTCTGGCTGGCCAATTATGCGTGGAGCGATGCGTGGAATGATTGATGGTGTCAAGTCGGTGCAGCCTGATGCGTACTGCGCTATCAATTTCTGCGTAGCTGATATTGCTGCGTCTGATATGCTTTGGACTGGTGCACAGCCCGATGGAACAACCGGGCATCCAACTGTTCGTTGGGATATTACGTCATGGCATAACTATCAGGTCTATGGTGACCTCTTCAATATTTCCGTAGATGGTGATGGAAATGGAGCTCACTTTGATCTTCCGGCGTATTGCCAAAAGCAGTACGGTGTTCCGTTTATGATAACTGAGTGGAGTGCAAATCCTGAAGTTACGCAGTCAGCGCGAGCTACTTACATCAATGATACGCTGACTAAGTATTACCAGAACAGAAAGTCACACAACATCATCAGCACGATGTACTATGAACTTGATAGTGGAGATCAAACTTGGGGGCTGGTTGTTAACGGAACGCCTAATCAAGGTCCGTACAACGCGATGAAATCCATGATTGCAGGCAACCCGGATAGTTGAAGTTGATGGTATCTATTAGTTGAAAAGAAAGGCTCTAGTTTTCATACTAGAGCCTTTGTTTTAATCAAAAGTAACGTCTTCTGGTGGTAGATTAAGGGTCTTTACCTTATTATCGAGGTAACTCTTAATTGCTTTTAGCTTCTCTTCGAGCACCTCGGTGCGAGCTTCCGAGTCCAAAATCCAATTTCCAGCATCTTTATCGGTCGCTGTTGAAAGATCAATTGGAGGGACTGCATCTGGCACAGTCAACATTGAAGCTGGAACCGTGGTGACGATGTACTTATACTTGATCACGGCCGTTGGTTGAACTGGTTCTGGCGCGGTTGCGCACCCAGCTAGAATCGCCATGATAGAAATCAAAAATAACTTCTTCATTGCGAGGCTCCAACGGCTGCAGCGGCCCGGCGGCTTTGAACATCATTGATCGCCTGTGACAAGAACGGAGTCAAAGCAACTGGCTTTGCGTTTACCTTGTTCAATTGATCCTTCAATGCTGAAATTTGCGTGCTTGAAGTATTGATCTTCTTATTCAAATCATCCACCGAAGCAAGAGCTGCTTGCTTGTCTGTTGTTACTTGCTGGATGACAAGTTGATCTTGCTTTTGTGCTGCAGTAAGCTGGTCGATTGTGTTCTTCAACGTTACTTCATTGGCTTGCTCAGTCTTCAGATTGGCTTGCGAAAGAGCAAGTTCATCCTGCACATGCTTGACATAAATGAAACCAGCCACCACCGCAGCTAGAATTCCTACACCAAGCAGAACCTTTGCATTGCCGAATAGTTTTGTGATGATGGCTAGCATAATTTACTTCTTGTTAAATAGTTGTCCGGTGTCACTCTTGACTTCCGTGATATCATTCGTCAACTGCATTGCATTTGAGTTGATTCCTGAATCAACAGCGTAGCCGGTGATGAATCCGGTGTAAAACACTGCCCAGATAGACATACCTGGAGTGATAATGCCTGAAGCAAGCGCACCGATCATCACAAACGTGAATACGATCAACGTGTAAATAGTCAACTCAGCATTCGCCGGGCCGAACCATTGCCACAGTTTAGCTGTGGTTTCACCCTTAAGGCTCTTTTTCATATAGTGGGCAATGCCACCGATTAGGCCACAAACAATGAAAGCAATATCATTGCTATAGCTTTGAAGAAACTGTAACATGGTTTTCTCCTTTCGTTACAAATGGTATTTATTCTCAGGTCTTGGCATATGCCTTAAGACCAGCGTCCATCAATTCATCCACGCATTCAGCGACATCTATCTCATCTGCTTGTTTGTGCCTTGTGATTATTGCCACGGCGTTCTTGAATTCTGTCGTACAATCCTCAGCGCGAATCGCCCCTAGCTTCTTCATTTTCAGCAGACCAAGTACATTGCTTTCAATGTGAGTCTTGTTAAAAGCTATCATTTGCAAATTCGGGCAATACGTCGCAATGCCAGCCAACGATTTTAGTTCTCGACAGCCTTTTAGCGTCAACGCAGACAAGCTGGCTTTTGGTAATCCGTCCAGAGAAGTCAACTTTTCAGAACCAAGATGGAGATGGCAAGCTCCAAGCTCATCTGGTAGTCCTTTCAAAGAAGTTAGCTCTGGTAAAGTCGTAGCTCTGATATCGGCAACCTCAGCGTTAACGTTAAATCCCTCGAATGACTCGATGTCAATATCGCTTAGCACTACGCGAGTTCCCGTAAAGAGAGGCATTCCGCGGAATGATGTAATAGCCGAACCATCGATATGCAATGTAGACTCATGCCCCCAATGTGTTGGAAAGTTCTTGAATGAGTTGATTGTCGTGTCTCGTACTGAAAATTGCCCTTCACACTTTCCAAACTTGACCGGTAGCTCTGTTCCTTTGAATGTACGAGCGTCAAGAACGAATTTTGAAATAGAATTGATCAAGTTGATCGTCAAGTCATCTTCAATTTCATAGTTCTCTTCTTCATACTGAGTCAAGTTTTGTGGCTTATCCTTCGAATGTGCGTTATGCATTGCCAACCATTTCAAGACGTCTTCTTTCGACTTGATCGATTCTTGAGCTTTGCTTGCTTCGTATAGTGATTTGAAATTCATGTGAACTCACAAGGTAGTTGTCATCGCTTATTTATGCTATAGAG